ATTACCGCCACTACCGCTAGTTATTTCTTGTATAGGTACTTTACCAGGATTTAAATCACCTTCTTGTGTTAGCGATCTACCAATAACAGAACCTGTTTGAAAAAACATATTTAAAGCTTCTTGTGGATTATAGTTAGTTCCATTACCAAGATCAACTTCAGCTAAACCATCAGCATCAAGGTAAACACCATCTGGCACCATACGTGACATTACTTGTTGTAGCTTTAAATGTGTTAGTTGAATCATGTCAGCAAAACCAGTTATACGTCTTACTAATGAATCAATTTTACCTCTATACATTCTAGGTGCTACTAAGCTATAATTCATTTTAACTTTAGTATAATCACTTTTAGGGCGCAACATATTTTTACATAGCTCCCATCTAAGTAATTTTTCAGTACCTAATATAAATGCACCATCATATAAAACTTCAATAGCTCTTTCAAGTCTACCAAAATCACCTTGCATATCTGAAGGAGGATTAAAAGTATCGTCTTTCTGTATTACTTTTTGAGAGCCTGAAGATGTTTGTTTTAACTTATAAACATCGTTCATGTATGTTTTGTAGTTAAAGTAAAGAACTTGTATGGTATTATTATCGTAATCTTTATAAATAGGATTATAAGATTTTAAATAAGCTTGACTTTTTTTTGTTATATCTTCAATTTCGTTTTGCGTTAAATATGGAAATTGTTTCACAAGCTCGTTAATAGGTATAGTTTTTACTTCTCCTATATAATATATATCTTCAAAATAAGGAGACTCAGAATGTGAGTAAACAATGTTGGCTGGATCAACATAATCTATCGTAACGCCTTCTGAAGTATTAAAAGAAGTTTTAACACAACCAATACCTAAAACTGTTAAATCATAAAAAAATCTTTTCTTAATTAATTCGTATTGATTACCTTCCATTAAAACACTTATAGCTTGCTCTTCAGCTATTTCAACAGCTTGTTTATAACTTAGCTTCATGTGAAGATCTAATTCTTCAGAATTTTGAGGAAGATCGTTTTGATCAGTATTAAAAACGTTTAATCCAAAGTTTTCTTTAACATATTCGTTAATATCTTTTTGCTCCATATCCATAATAAGATCTTCAAGATATTGAGTTCTTTTTTCTACACCGTATGGATCTTGCGCATAAACATTAATATCATAAGTTCTTTCAGCTATACCATTAACTACAATATCAACAAACTTAGGAATAATTGGAACAGGTTTCCAGTCTAAATTTAAATAAGATAAATCACCATTTATAGATAATTCATCTTTATATTTTTGAACAGATTGTTCGCCTCGAGCATATAATCTTAATCTATGAAACTCATGTTGATTTCTACTATATCTAGCGTTACCACCGATATAAGCATTACCACTACTATTTAAACCTCCATTAAACCACTCTTGTTGAATAGCTTTTGCTATTTTTAAACCATAGTCGTAGCTTATTTTTTCTAGATCGCTAACGGCTTGACTTGGAAAATAATTATTATTCATATTAATTTTTAATTAATTTTGATAATGCTCCTTTATTATCATATTTAGCAAAACTTAAATTTAATGATTTTCTTTCTACTTTAGGATTAGGTCTATATAAATGTCTATTACAAGCCATTATAGCTAATCCAGAACTTATTGATGCATCAAACTTAGTTCTTTTATTTATATCAAATTTTGCCCAGTCTAAAAGTGTTTCATTAAAATATATATTACCATAAACACCATCACCCAAACTTCCAACATGAGCTTGTATGTACATTTCAATAGCTGCTGCATGAGCTTGCTTTATATCTTCACTAGAGTTTGGTATGCCACCAATCTCTTTTTCTGCAACAGATAGTTTGTTCCATACTTTATCTGGTCTGTTCATACTAAAACCTCTATAACCTCTACGCTTCAAATAGTATAATAATCTTGGTTTATTATTTTCTGCAAGCAGTGGCATACCATAAAATACTAATGACATCAATACATCTTCAAAAAATATTTCAGCGGTTTGTGGTCTAGCAATATATTCTAAAAAGAAATGGTTTGGTGGAGCATTTTCCATAGAAAACTTTGTTAATCCATGAAGTGATCCTTTTGATCCACGGCCGTCCACAGTACCACTAATATCATAACTATCACAGCCAAACGCACCAATATGCTCATTACCTGGATATTTAATTCCATTTTTTGTTATAACTTTATTTTGTAAGTTAATTGATGGTACCCAACTAACTTTAAATCTACCTTTTGGATCAGGATAAAAAATTACATTAGTATCTTTTATACCGTTTACCCATTGAAAGTTACCTACGCTTACAGTAGCGTCGTTTCTAACACCTTCGTTATAATCTATTTGTTCGTATATTTTAACTAAGTTAAATATACTATTTTTTGTTTCATCTCTAAACGCGTGCTCTTCAGTTCTTGGAAACTGCCTGTAAAACTCATTCAACGCATCTTGATCATCTTTTAATCCATCAGCCTCGTTTTGCCAGTGATCGATAACACCAATATCTATTAGTTCACCGTCGGGTCCATTACACTCTCGTGTTGGGGTATCGAAAACTGGTCGTCCAAACTCATCAATAAAACCTTCATAGTTCCATTCCATTGGGATAAACAGAGAATATAAACCAGAGCGTGTTTGACCATTTCTATTTCTTTTTGTGACATCGCTGTCATTATACAATTTTTTAAAATTATCACCACCTTTATCTAAAGCGTTTGATGTTGATCCCATCATACACTTACCTATAATTCTACTACCTAATCTTAAACAGGTTTTAGTAACTCTCCAGTTGTTTAATATATTATCAGGTCTTTCCCACTTACCACTTTCATCGTGTACTAGCAAGTTAAGCTTTTCTCCATCGTAGCTGTTGTCACCAGTATTTTTCCAATCAATAGTAGTGTCAAGTCCAACCAACTCTTCTTGCTTTTCGTTGACAGTAATTTTTCTACGCGTAAACTTACTTGCAGGAACCCTATAAGCAAGCTCAGACTTAGGTCTGTCCATACCATCTTGAATGGGTTTGAAGAAGAAAGGATAGTTAATAGATATTGGTACAACCTTATCGGTAAACATTTTCTTTGCATCAGCTCCACTTTTTGATAGTATTCCATATCTAGAGTCACTCGATATAGTTGCTAAATTAACTGTTTCAGCGCTAGACATAAAAGAAAAACCACTACGTCTGTTTTTTAAATAACACATACCGTAGCATCTTTTATCAGCTTTACAAGCTTCCCAAAATATAAAGAACAACCTGTTGGCTTCTCTAAAATCTGGAGCGCCAACATCTATTTTACTCCATTGTAAATACATGTAATGACTACCTGTTATATATGTAGGTTCGCCATCGTTCATAAACCAAAAGCCTTCATCTCTACGTTTAAACTCTTCGTCTATAAAATCGTACCACTTATCTTTGCTTTCTTCTGGATAGTTTCTCCAGTCGAATATATTTTTAAGTTTACTTAACTCTTTAGGGTACTTTATTTTTTGCCATTTATTTAATTTGCTTTCGTGCAACTGCAGTGGCAGCAGTGGCAAAGCAATGCGCAAACCTTGGATCTCAAGTATGTTACCAATTTTTCCAGTTTTGCTGATAACCACAATATCATGTTCTTTATTGTATCCATATTCCCATTTACATTTTTTGTTAAGTCGACTTATTGTTGTCTTCTTAACTGGTTCAACTATTTTATATAAACTTTGTTCGTACATTATTTTGATCTGCCTTCCGCGAAGCCTTTAAATACTCTTTCTTTTTTTTCTTCAGGTGTCTTTCCTTCCAGAATATTCTCTTCTTCTTGTATGCGGTTGAGTATTTCAAATGCATCAAATATTGCTAACTTTTTAGTAGCTGCAGCATTTTTTAACCTATCAGCAGAAACATCATCATCAGTATTAGTAATGATTTTTTCTTTAGCTACGTTAATTAACTCTTCAACTGCTCTGTGCCCAGCTTGGATTATAAGTTTCTTCGTTTCCTTGATATTCATATTTAATTGTAATAAATTTATCATACACTCTATATAGTCTTACTCCATCTATAACAAACTCATATTTAGAAAAAGGAGTAAATCCAACTATATCACCAACATTAAAATCTGAATTAGTATATTTAATTATACCTTTAGTCTTGTGTTCACTTTCTTTATTCCAATTATCTAAGTTTTTTAAAGGCTGAACAAAACTAAAACCTTTTAAAGGCTTCCAATTATTATTTTGATTGTATAAATATATTTGATCTTTTGATACTATATACTTATCTTCACTAAACCAAGCTTTACTATTTTTTTCAACACCTCTAACATCATGCCATCTTCTAAAAACATTATGATGAACAATTATTTTATCACCTGGCTTAACATCTGTTTCTATTAACAATGGGCAACTAATAACAACAGCTTCACGGTTTATATATTCATGATTGTATATTTCCGTATTAAGTATTAATTCTTTATTGCCAACTTTTTTAACATTATTATATCTTTTACCTAATGGTGATATAACAAAATTATATAAGCTTTTCATTAATATTCTAAATTATATTCTACTGAAATAGCCATATTCTTGTTGAAGTCTTTCCAAGGTATAACATTTTTGTTTTTTCTAATATATATAGAAAACTTATCGTCTTCTTCTATAATATCACAAATAGTATGCCCTCCATATACTTCTTGTCCTACAGAATAATGCATAGAGTCTATTTTATAATCTTTGCCTATCGTAATTTTACGAATTAGCTTCATCGTTTGTTCCATTATCATTATATTTAATTTCACCAGTAACGACATCAATATTTTCTGTGCCGTACGTTTTCTTAAACTCATCACCTAAATCTGATAAAGTTTTTTTAAGATTAGCATACATGTGAAGTATCTCGTGCTTTTCTTGTTCTAACCTGCCAAGAGTATAACTAATTTCAGTCATTTTTTTAGTTATATCTCTAGCTGTTTGTAATTCTTCTTTTGTAATTTTTTCTGGTCTAAGGTCTTTTACCTTAGGCGTTTTTCTTTTTGCCATGATTTTATTTAATTAAATTAATATTAGTCTAAAGGACCTGTAAGAGAATCTGGCATAGAATCTTTACATTTATCCTTTTGATCTTGCGTTAAGTTGTTGTAGTATGCGTCTGGTACACACACTAAATATTCTGAACCTGAAACTAACAAAACCTCAGCAGTTGTTAGAGTTCCATTTTTAGGATATTCAAAATAAGTATCCATATTACTTAATAGAGTATCACATTCGCCTTTTGTTGAATAATAAAATTTACTCATTATAATCCGTTTCTTGTTAAAATATCATTTCTAACGTTAGTTAAATTGTCACCACTTAGCTCTTTGCTAAACAAAACAAATTCAAAAACGTGACCGTTTATATTTGTAGAATTATTTCTTTGCGTAAATAATTGATCAATAGCAAAACTATTAGTTGTAGTAGAAGAACTACTACCACTAGCTGGAGTCTCATTAAGAAGCTCGCCGTTATTTCTAAAAACTACTATTTCATTATCTTCAGTTCTAGCTACTTCATACATAAACTTTGTATCAGCACTTAAAGTTTTTCCACTAGTATAATCGAATATAACAGTTTCAGCGCCATTTCTACACTTGTGTCTGTAGCCATTATCGTCTGTCATTCTAATGAAGTTTCCAGAGTTGTCAGATTTTCCAATCAAAGTTTGATTAGTAAGACTGTCAAGATCTAAAACAACAAATAGATGAAAACGATCTAGCGTTAGTGATGATGTTAAATCAAACCTATCATCACTTCCGTCAAGTAAAGCACCACCGCCGTCAGCTTGTGGTTGAAAGCTAGCCGTAGTTTGAACCGCGTGATTATTATTTCCAGACTCATCGTTCCACTGTGCTATATTACCACTGTTTAAAGTCTGTGTGCCTGCGTTTTTCAGCCAAACCGCTAAATCAGCTACACTTGCTATATTAAACGCATCTTCCAAAGCCGCCCCACTTGTTATGCTATTACCTAGTCCTAACATTATATACCTACGTAAGCTATAACTCTACCGGAAGCTAGTTTAAAACCTGTCCATCTACCGTATATAGTAACACCTTTTGGAAAAGTTTCAGAATCTACAACTGAGCCTCCATCAGCGTCAATATCTGTACTAGTTCCATCTGAGCTTGGAAAATTTTGCGCGTCTGCAGGAGTTAAACCAGCAGAATCACTAGCAAAAACTGTATCTTCTAAAAACGTTATTGCTACAAAAACTTTTGTTATTCTATTTGTATTACTAGCAGGTGTAAGATCAGTATCATTACCACCAATTAGTGTTACTGCGTTAGTACCAGCCACGTGTATACTACCTAGCTGACCAAATGCATAATCTGTTGGATCTTTAAATGCCATTTTATTTTTCTTTTAATTGTTCATTTTTCTTAGAACTTCCTCCGAAGAAGAAGTCAATAATTGTATTAACTTTAGCGCTCATTGCACCAAATATTGTGGAGATAAAACTTATTTCAAACTCTCCTAAATCTATACTTTTAGTTACAAAGTATTTAAACATTACAAATGTAATACCAAAGTATGCTACAGTAAATAACGTTGCTAATACTTTTTGTATAATAGCATCGTCTTTATACATATCTCTTGCAGACTTACGATCTTCTACTTCTTTAGCAAAAGCTTCTTTCTCTGCTTCAAGCATTAATTTTTTAATTGCTAGCTTTGCAGCATCACGTTCTTTATCAGTCGTTATACATTTATCTAGTATACCTTCTGCATTTTCTACGACCTTACCAAAAAGGCCACCTATTAAATTATTTATCATATTTTATTGTTTTCCCATGGAAGATCTTTGCTTCCTTCTGGATAATACTTACCAGTGTTTGGATCCATTATAACTGCTTGACCAGCTATCTCTGTTCTAGGCCAAACTTGCCCTTGATGATAAACTGCATTGTCGTCATAAGTTTCTTCACCAGTTTTCATTTTAGTTATATGCTGCATCTCGTGATTTAGCGTATACTTAAACATTGGATCATTTGGATCCATATCTTCGCTTACAAATATAGATCCGTCCATATTAGCTTCAGCTAGTATATTATTATCTAGCTTTTTTTTATATATAGGAGTGCCAGGTATATCTAAGTCTCCAGACTTAAATTTAAATTTGCTTTTAATGTTACCATTATTAGCTTCAAATTTTTTACCTTTACCTAATTTAAATGCCATTATCTATCTGGATCTTTTATCATATCATCAATAGCTTTATTATAAACTTTATCAGTATATGATTTGTTACTATAGAATTTACTCTTGCTAGAGGTAGGTAAGTCTTCTTCACCTAGTAGTATTCTATATATCCTACTTATTAACTGGCTGCACTTAAATGAAGTTTTATATACGCTATATTTTATCGTCGTGCGATTTCTATGTCTCCAAACTTCTATCCAGCCTTCTTTTCTTAGACGCTCCCATCTCTCTTTATCCCAAGAGTATGTGTAAGTTCCGTCTATAAACTCTTGTCTTGTAAAACGCTTCTTACAGTCTAAATATATTAGTAACTCTAAGTCTGCGTCTTTTAACCTGTAAGTTTTACAGGCCCATTTTCTAACGAGCCTGTAATACTTAAGGATTTGTAATTCACGAATATCGTGACTAGTAAGTCTCAACTATTACGAGTCAATAGTTAAAGTACAACTTAAAATGTCAGGATGAGCAAACACAGAGTTTACATCATCACAAATTGTAATGTGTCCTGAGTTTTTAGTGTTTCTTTTAGCGCCTTCAATAGCTTCTGCTATAGCTTTAAATACTACTAATTCCTTATCAGCTGTAATAGTTAAAGTAATAATATCGCTAGATGCACCGTCAGTACCACCGCTACCGATTGAACTTTCAAATTGCATTTTTAACGCGCCGTCACCAGCTACAGTCATACCATACATTCTTGATGCTGGATAAGCAGCAGCGTCGTCAGCAGCGTCGATAAAAATTAAAATTGGATCAGTCATTTTTAAAAGTTTTAATGATTAATAAATAATTTGTTTGTCGTTTGTGTTTTATGGATTATTGTTTATGGTTTAGGTTTAATATTATGCGTCAGGATCATCAAGTGTTATCGAAAAAACTCTAACAATATGCTTTGAACAACTATTGTTAGGTCCTGCTTTTGCAGCTGTTGCAGAATCACCTAAATTATTTTTATCTAATAGTACCACAAAGTTGTTTGTTGCAGCAGCATTTAAAATAGCTTGTGAAATGTCTTGCATAACCTCTTTTTGTTTATTATCAGAGATTTCTAACACAACTTTATCATTAGTTGTTGTATCTCCTAATGTAGCATCAAATCTTTTTAACAAAGGCTCAAACAGCATTGTTAATCTTCCTTGATCAGTGCCTTCTTTTCTAAAACCTCTAAAGTTTCTCCACGGAACACAATATACTGTGTCTTCCGCATCGTATAAACCATCAATATGTGTTGTAACAAATACTGATACTCCGTCTGTGTTTACCATTTTTTTTATTTTTAAAAATTAATATTTATGTTTTTTGAATTTTGGGTTAAGGATTACGGTTTAGTCTACTAATACAATATCACTTGCTTTGATAACAAAATAAAATTTATCTTTAAATTCTATTCCATGACCAGCGTGCTTGTCATACCAAACAGTATCTTGTTCGATTATTCCTTCAACTAAACTACCAACAGATATTACTTTTCCTTTTAAATATCTAACATCTTTATTAGTGTTTTCTGTCATTATTAAACCTGAAGTATTTTTTTCTTCTTGTTTAATTTTATCTATTACTACAAAGTTATTAACTGCTTTCATTTAATCTAACATTTGATATTACACAATCAGCAGAAATAATAGTTGAAACTACACTCACTGCATTTTTAAGTGCAGACTTAGTAACAAGTACAGGATCAATAATACCAGCTTCAATCATATTAACTGGCTTACCTGTTACTACATCTAACCCACAACCTTCTTCTAGCTCTGTGTCAAACTTAATGCCTGCATTATCTAATATAGTTCTATATGGAGACATAATGGCTTTTAGCAATAATTCTTCACCGACTGTGTCGGTCGAAATTTTTTGAGAAGCATTAAGTAGCGCTATACCACCGCCAGGAACAATGCCTTCTTTCAGCTCTACTTTTGATCCAGCGCCTACATTTATAATGCCAACACATCCAGACAACATAGCTAAACGATCTTCTAGCTTTTTCTTTATAAAGCCACTTTTTTCTTCAGCAATGCGCTTATGTACTTCGTTTATTCTTTCACCAGCTAGTTCATGCATATCTTCAATAGTAATAACAGTATTGTTATCATCTGTTTCGGCATAATCAGCTTCACCTAAGTCTTCTGGCCTTATAGCATCTAAATCATCACCAAGCTCTTCGTTAAACAATCTAGCACCTGTTAATATTGCTAAATCTTCGCATGTATCTTTTTTAGTAGGACCAAAACCTGGTAAATCAATAATGTTAACTTTAATGTTACCTTTAACTTTATTCATTAACAATGCTGATTTTACCTGCTGTGATACTGGTGCTACTATTAACAAAGCTCTATTTTGTTTTATAACATATTCTAATACGCTTTGTATTTTTCTTATATTAGGTATTTCAGAAGTACATATTAATACTAAAGGATTATCGAGCTCTGCTTTTTGCTTATCTGTATTAGTAATAAA